TTATCTTTTTTGGAAGCAACCCCGATGCGGGTTAATGTTTCACGTACTTTTAGAAAATCATCTTTTTCATTTAAGGTCACTTCAACCAAATCGTTAATGTTTACCATTATTCTTCACTCCGCCAGTATCTGTTTTTGTTTTTATTACAGCGATTTGTTCATCGGTAAGAATTCTTAGGGCCTCTTTGGCCTTGGCGTTAGAATAACCAAAATAGGTTTTCACACACTCAATATTCTCGTCAGTTTTAGATTTCTGCCACGGTTGGAACTTCCGTTTCATAGGTCTAATACTATTTAGAAAATACTGGTATTGCATATCTTTGTCAATACTTGGATGTAGATTCATATCGTTTGCATATAGAATACAATCTAGGTGATAAGACAAAGAACGATTTACGATAAATGGTGTGTAGTCTTTATAATCTAGTTCTCCGTCTGGTGTTTTTTTACGGAGAATGATATCAACGTAATCGAACGGACTCATTTGAACTCGCACTCAACCATGATTTCAGTCAAACAGGCAATAAGATTAATCTCATGGTCTGCAACAAAGGCGGATTGATATTGATACTTTGCAATGATAAGAACCATCTGTGGAACAGAATTTGGTGTCAGTACTTCATATAATGTATCATACAACTTCCTGAAAATGGTTGTTGCATCGTTATCTAGGTTTGATGTAACCCATTTACGACAGGTGCCAAAGTCTTTCTCTTTCAAACCTTTGATGAGTTCAGTTAATTGCAAATCGGAAACTGATGCAAGAATACCTTTATCAATTGTGCCGCTAACGCTATAACGTTGTAGTTCATTTAGAACACGGCGATTATCAGGGAAATGTTTCGTGATGACGGCAGCAACCACCTGTTTATCATATGTAACACCTTCTTGTTCCAAAATCCATTCAACACGTTTAAAGAATTGTGCAGCCATCTTAGGTTTGCTACCATTGATTTTAAAGTCAACAACGGTACAACGAGAATGAATTGGGTCGATGATCCTGTTCTTAAAGTTACAGGTGAAGATGAATGAACAGTTCTCCGCAAACTCCTCAATTGCACCACGCAACGCAGGTTGAGTTGAATTTGCATTTAGATAATCTGCTTCATCAATGATGATGACCTTGCGTCCACCAGTCAGAGAAACAGATGAGGCATAGTTTTTGATTTTGTTCCGAAAGGTGTCAATGCCTGATTCATCCGAACCGTTAATGACAATGTAATCACAACCAACTTCTTCACATAAGGCTTTTGCAATAGTTGTTTTACCAACACCTGCGGTACCAGAAAGAAGTAGGTTAGGAATTTCTTTGCGATTTACATATTCCTGAAATGTGGTTTTGATTGCTTCGGGAAGAATACAATCTTCAACTTTCTTTGGGCGATACTTCTCTACCCATAACATGTGTTCGTTCATTCAAATACTCCATAATATAATTAAATTTCGTCATGCCATTTAAAACCAAGCAGTAACTTGGCCATAAATCTTACGACTGCATTTGGTTTTGTAGGTCTATACACAAACATTCCGCTTGTGATTTCCCATTTGCCAACATTTTTTTCACTAGGTCTTATAACAAAAGAAGACGTTTGTGGTTGAGTCCATGTGACTACACCAGTACCACCAACAGTCAACAAATTACCAGTAGTGGTAACTGTACTGTTATTCCATTGTTTGTTTCGCCACTCAGCAATCCATTGTTCACTTGGAGTAAAATCCAAATCTAATGTAGTTTGGTCAGTTAGAGGCCAAAAATATTGAATCTCTAACTGTTTCATCATTTAACCTCGTTCATACTTTCAAACAAAGCTTCAAACTCTTTTGACTCTGCAACCTCAGTTTGAAATGAATTTTTAAATTGTGTTTTAGCCATGCGTTTGATAATCTTCTTAGGAACTTTCAATTCATCATTGGCTGCATCAACAATATCTTTCATTGCATCGGTATTTGATTGATTTCGGTTCATGTGTAAAACCATTTCATCAACATAACCTTTAAGTTTTTTTAGTTGGTCTTCATCAAAAGAACCGAATAGTGTAGTTACTTTAGTCATAGTGCCGCCATTTGTCCAACAACATCAACATCGTTTTCGTCAACAATAATACTACCAGTAGTCAAGTTGACAGCCGTTTTTCCTGCATGTTCACCTTCAGGTATTTTAAACACAGCAACAACATATTGAGGATTGATTGCAACTTTGTGTTTCAATAATGAGTCTGTTACCCAAATCATATTAGTCTCCGAATTTAGAATGTTTGGCTTCAATTGCAATCCAATATTGAATGTCGCCTTTGGTATTTTTGAAGGACGCCAAACCTTTTGATGAAATTTCTACTTCGTAAGAATCAGGCATCATCTTCAAATTCTCAGTCAAGAAAACTGCTTTGAATTTTGTGCCATTACCATCAGTAATTTCAGTCGAATTAATGTGTGCTGCATCATCACTTGCATCAAATGCTGTAACAAAGATTTTATCACCATCAGATTCGATTGCAACGTTTGGTGATTGTAGAATACTTGCTGATTTAATAATTGCAGCCAAGTCATCAGCAGACAATGTAAAAGATGCATCAACAGAAGGCAAAGATAGTTCTTTATCTGGCACTGTAACAATTACATTACGTGATGTGGTACGATAGTTAGTCTTGCGTTTACCACTCTTAAAGATAACATGTTTAGAATCAAAATCCAATTCACAATCTTTGTCCATAGAATGTACGGATAAAAACTGGTTCAAATCATGGATACAAAAGTCTTGGGGAAATTGATCCTTGACTGTGGCTTTTGCCAAAACTGTTTTAGTTGGGGAAATAGTTGCTAGTTTATTTCCAGTTTTGAACTCAATACTAGCATTGATACCGACAAAGTTCTTAAGAACTGCCAGTGTTTCACTTGATAATTTCATTACGATACTCCTTGTTTCAATTCACCTATTATACCTGGACCATAAGAGGTTGTCAAGCATTTAATCATTTTATTTTTCAAATCTTCTAATGTTCCCAAATTGTCGATACGATGGTCAATATAACCACCAATCCATCGCCATTCAGATTCATGTATGCCAGATTTATGCAACATGAATTCTTCCGCTTTGTAATCACCACGGTTGGCCTTAACAGCAATTTCATACCAATGAGGAGTTACACCACGTTGTATCTCAATTAAGATACCTTGTTGATTGTGTACGAATTCAATTTCATTTTGAAAACGAACATCAGTAATAACAAAATTTTGATTTGGATTACTTTGAATATAATTTTTAAGTTTGATTACCCAAAAATCTTTATGAAATACATCACGACCAACTTCTGTACCCATTAGTTGTAATGCAAGTCTTGGTGTAAATTCACGGCCAAATTCTTTAGACCAGAATTCATCAGGTTGTTCTCGCCAATCACGGGACTGTTGTGTATCACCTTCTAGTAAATGTCGTGGCCACCCAAACATCTCAGCAGCAACATCTTTGACACCCTTAGCAAAAGACACAGGTGTAAAGCCCATGTCTTTTAAAAGGTCACCAGCTGTGCCTTTACCTGAACCAATAAATCCAAGTAAACCAACAATCATTACATTTCACCAACAAAGTTAGCTACAGCAGGCATATCACCTCTGAAGTGATAGGTACCAATGTGGTCTGCTCGCATCCAAGGACATAACCAAATAGAACCACCCATCTTACGCCACAATTGACAGAACATATAATCTTCACTCAAGTAACGGTCTGAACCACCACCTGTTGCAGAATCTTTCGTATCAATCATTGTATCAAAGAACGCATGAATGTAACGTGAACCGTCAAAGTGTGCTTGACCTACGTGGTCAGGTTTGTAACGAAGGTGTGGATATGCTGCTGCAAATTTTGGAAATACTTCACGGTTAATCAACATAAAACCAGTACCAATTTCAAGTACTTCTAGTGGTTCTGTTACACTAAATTGTGCAGTGCCTTTAACTGGATTAAAAACATAATCACCAGTAACTTTTTCCAAAACAGATGTGTCAATGTCTGGATTTTTTTCCATAGCACGTTTAACAGATTTCCATTTGATGGCTTTCTTTGGATAAGGACCGCCAATAATTTCTTTATCTAGTGCCAACAAGGCAATAACATCTTGTGGATTGAAGTGAATGTCAGCATCAATAAACAACATGTGTGTACAGTCTGAACGATTCAGAAACTCATCGACAAGATAATTCCTTGCACGTGTAATTAAAGATTCATTGAAAAGAAATGAAAATTTAACTTGGATGCCGTACTGCATACAAATTGCTTGCAAGTCCAAACAGGCTTTGGCATAAAGTCCATGATTCATACCACCATACATTGGTGTTGCAACAAAGATACTTTTCTTTTGTAATTCTTCTTTTTTAATTGAAATTTCCATTTGCTCTCCAGGAATATAAAAAAGGGGAGTACCACGAAAGTGGTCTCCCCATCATTTACTACTTAAGCTGTGTAGTTAAAGCCTGTGCTCAATGCAGCACGAACCATTGCTTTGGTTGGTTTACCCAAACGATAAACAGATACTTTAGAACCATCACCACGTGTTTTAGTGTTGGTGTAGATGACATTGCCTTCTTGGCGAAGTTCATCAATACGTGCGGAAACATTTTGGATTCCGAAACGAGCACGTGCTTGTGCTACGGACAAGGTGTTGTAACCTTCAGACTTGCTCAAATAGTTGAGGATCTTTTCTTTTGCAGAAATTTTGGTAGTCATAATATAATCTCCTAATAATGACAAAGTTAAAAACAAAGTCTTGCGTTTTGCAAGTATTCACAGTATAACACTATATAGTGTGTGTGTCAAGTATCCTGGCGGTATACTTGTTTATCTACCAACTTGTGGCAGATATTTTGCCTTGGTATTTTCCCAAGACAGGTATATCAAGTCGTCATAGAACAATGATTCATAAGAAACATTATTCTTTTTCTTCAACATGGATATACGGCCTTTAGCGTATTTGGTTTTCCAAATATTTGCCAAGGTTTCTTCACTGGTATCAAAAGATTTAACCAGTTGTTCTTTACCAATTTCTTTCCGTAGGAATTCATTGGTATTATCATACAAAGGAGAAAAGTAAATTCCCCTTTGATGTTCGGTACGAATCAGGTTTTTAGGAATGCCAAGTTTAGAATAGGCAAAATTCAAAGAACGATTCTTGTGGTCACGTTTAAGTGGAAGACCTTGTGTATTTTTAGCATCCCACCATTCAAAATATTTACGTGGATAATTTTCTTTAATCCAATTAAATACCATCTTCATTGTTTTCTTAGATGGTTCAAATGCAACAGAACCACTGGAGAAACCCATCTTGTTCCAATGTTCTAGTCCATCATACTGAGACAGACCATTGGATTTAGTATTACCATAAAGAGAAGTAGTAGTAACGCCAACAAGTGTATCACCATAACGAACCTTCCAATCATTCTGTACTGTATCAGCCAGACACAATAAAGCAAGCAATTTACCACCCATGTAATTATAACCAAGTGGTTGCAAAGGAACAATTGTAGAACCAATTGCAGTATGGTTAATCATACCTTGTTGTGTCTTAACATCACGTGGCCATCCAATTGCACTATCTCTTGGAGTAAGGTCTAAGAAGTCAGATGATATACAGATGACACCAAGATATTTTCCTGACTGGCCATCGACCACAGTATAGAATAGGTTACGACCGATGTTACTGTTGTTCTTCATTGTAGATGAGAAGGTACGAATAGCATTCCAAGTTTCAGCCAAATCACCATTGTGAATTTGCATAACTGGTCTTAACTTTTCATAATCATCAGGTGATTCTGGCATCCAAAAATTGGATTTAACTTGGTCAATCAAAGTCTTTTGTTCTGGATAGACCATTTGTGTTTCTGCACCAAACACTGTAGAAACTTCATGTACAGGATATCTTTCATGCACTTCACACCATTTTTGATATAAAGTATACTCACGTACATCCATTTTGGATGCATAAGACAAATCTCGTATTAAAGTTTCTTTCAATACGTCAGTATCAATGTGTTCAAACGATTCAACTGGATTGGCCTGTTGCCATTCATTCCATTGTTTATCAACATAATCAATTGGTGTTGCCATTAAGCCTTCATTCTTTCTAGTTGTTTCATTTTCTTTGGATTGAAATACTTGCGTCTAATCTTTTCCAGTTTCTTAAGTCCAAACTGCAACGCAAGTGGTTTCACCCTAGAAGTATACATGATTCCGTTCATATGGTCAAGCTCATGGAGAAAACAACGTGCAGATATGCCATCAAAGATTGCCTCTTTTTTCTCACCTGTGAAATCCTGGTACTCCACCCAAATCTTTTTAGGTCTGGTGATTCGTAGATTTAATAATGGCCACGATAAACAACCTTCTTCCATGTGAGTTTCACCTTCTGATTTAACCACTTTTGCGTTGAAGAATGCCACATATTCATCACCAGTACCCATAACAAATACATGATAAGGATAACCACATTGATTGGCAGATAGACCAAAACCATTATGCTTTTTACAAGTTTCAACTAATGTAGATGCAAATGCATTTGGATTAACAGGTGAATTACTGAAATCAAACTCAGGTAATTCTTTGTAGAGTCCAGGCCAATCGGCAGGAACTAAATCAAATGTTTGTATTTTTGGTTGTGCAACAACTGCTGATTCATTGGTATTAATTGTAATTACTTCACTCATTTTGCTATCCTGGAAAAATTATTTTTCTTTTCAAATTTAATAACCGAACGGAACTTATCGAACAGTTGGTCGCCTTTGTGGGAAATAACAAACACATTTGTATCTGTACCCATCTCATTAATCAATTTTAGAAATTCTTCTGTACCAACAGTATCTAAACTTGAATCAAACACTTCATCCAATATCAATAGGTTTGTATTGGTAGAATTCTTTAACTTGGCAATCTGTCTCCATGTGAATAACAAAGCCAAGTCAATACGCATCTTCTCACCTTCGGAGAAATTGGCATAAGAGAATTCATCACGATGCCTACTCTTAATTGTTTCTTCAAAGTTTTCGTTGATGTTAAAGTTAACAAAAAAGTCCATGGCAGTCAGATACTTATTAATTAACTTGTTCATAATAGGCAAATACTGTTTGATGATTCGTGTCTTGATGCCACCATCTTTCAACAAAGTACCTGCAAATTCATAGTATTGTTTTTCTAACGAACCTTCTTCTTGTGCTTCGGTGTGCATCAACAAATCTGTACGCAAGTTTTTCAACTTCTGGTTATCTTGTTCTACATCATCATACTTAACCGATAATTCCGTAATTTCTTTTTGTAACTTGACGATGTACTTTGATATGGCTGCCATAGTGGCATTGTGTTTTGTAATCTCATTAGTATGTTCATTGATATGTTTGATGATACCAGATACTTTTGTCATTTCATCGGTAACATTTTTCAACTCTGTACTGATATCATTAAGGCCAGTTTGTTGTGTTTGTACCTTAAGTCTGCGTTCTTCAACCTGTTGTTGTTTAAAAGTTAATTCAATAGATTGTTTACAAGTAGGACAATTATCATTGTGTTCATAGAACTCAATGTCCTTCTCATTCTTTTTGATATTACTTTCAATCTTACCTTGTAAGGTAAACAAAGACTTGGATTTCTTTTCTAACTTTTCTTTCTTATCACCAATCTTGGAAGTCAATACAACAATATGTTTATTAATCAACTCAACATCTTTTAATAATTGTTTCAATTGTTTCTTTGATGTTTCAACTTCACCTTGTTTTTTGGCAATCTCATCATCGTTATGTTTTCTATGTTCTTCAATGTTAGCCAATTGCATGGCGATTTTTTCTTCAATCAATTGAATTTCATACCGACCTTTGGTCAAATTATCTTTAAGAGTGGACATTTTATCTTTTAGTACCACGTTCATTGTGGAAAAGATTTGAATGTCTAATAGGTCTTCAATGATTGCACGGCGGTCAGCAGCCGATAACTGCATGAACGGAACAAATGATGCTGAACCAAGAATGACAACCTGCGTAAAGGACTTGTAATTTAGTTTGAGAATGTTCTTCTCTAGTATCTCTTGATAGTCTTTTGCAGCTGCATCTTGGTTCAGCAATACATCATTCAGGTATATTTCAAACACATTTGGTTTGATACCACGAATTACTTTATAACGTTTTTGGCCAATATTAAATTCAATCTCAACAACGGCATCCCGACCATTGATAGAATTCAATAATTGTGGTTTGTTAATCTTACGAAATGGTTTACCAAAAAGACCAAAACAAAGTGCATCAAGAATGGTAGATTTGCCTGCACCATTCTGTCCTACAATCAATGTATTGGTGGATTTAGTGAAATTAATTTCTGTAAATGCCGCACCAGTTGAAAGAAAATTCTTCCATCTTACCTTTTGAAATAATATCATGCTTGTTCAGTATTCAACGCCTCTACGTAGAGTTCTTTCAATAATGTTTTCAACTTGTTGTTATCAATATTCACATCAGTAATTGATTCAACGTATTTGTTCAGTGTCGTTAATGTATCTTCAGCCTGATCCACCATGTCATCTTCAACACCTTCATTTAAATCGGTGAAATCTTCTGCAATAGTGATATCGACAGGGTTTACATTATACAGGTTATTCATGAACTTGTCAAACAAATATGGATTAGTTTTGTTTATTACTACCACCTTAACATACTTGCCAACATAACCAGTTAAATCCATATCGGTTATTTCTTTGATGGTTTGTTCTTTATCGTCATATGGAATACGATGAAACATCTTATTTGGATTTTTTATAAATTCCAATGTTCCATCATCCAAATCGAATAAGTGAAAACCCCTATCGTCATTATAATCTTGCCAAGTAAGTTCATACGGGTTTCCCAGATAAAAAATGCCATCAGCATTGGACTTATGATGGTAATGACCGCTAAAAGTGTATTCAAACTTTGTGAAAAGAGCACGTTCTAGTCCTTCATGTGATGGCATACCACGATACATGGCAAAACCTGCAATCTCAAAATGACCCATACAGACATTTGCATCCGTATCTTTCAACAACTTTAAAGAATCTTCATAATTCTCGGCACATATCCACGGCATCATACAAATTTTATGTGGACCAACATAGATTTCAGATGGTTGGTCAATCACATTAATTGATGAACCGTATTCACCAAGTAACAAATCTACCGAGTTAACATCATTTGTATTCTTAAAATACGTGTCGTGGTTACCGGCAAGCATATGAACTTGTATACCCATATCAGACAATGGGTTAAAGAACATTTCTTTGGCACGTTTAAGTGTGTAGAAGTTTACGTACTTGCGTCTATCAAACGTGTCGCCAAGAATAAGAACAGTATCAATTCCATTAGTTCGTAGTGTAGGAAAGAATACCTCATTATAAAATTTTTCATAGTAGTCCAAAAAATGTGTGGAATCATTTCGTGCTCCAAAATGTTGGTCAGTTATTATTGCTACTTTTGACATTCATCATATTCCATATTTAATTTTTTCAATCGCTGAACTTCAGCTTCATATACACGTTGTCTTAATTTGGAACTACTGTAAGGATGTTGTCTGTCATGGAAAAACAATTCTATACCGTTATCAAGACAATATTGTTTTGCAGTAAATGGTTTTGATTTATATTCATCACCTAAAAACCGTATATGAATAGTTTGTGTTTTGAATATATTTTCCAAATCTTCTTCTGTTTCATATACCAATACCTCATCAACATACTTACAAGCAGACACTTGAACAAAACGTTCATACAAAGATTGTACTGGTTTGTTTTTGGTATCTGGTCTATCAATAGTTGGGTCTGATTGTACTGCCACTATCAAATAGTCACAATGTTGTTTTTCAATTTTCAACATGGTAACATGACCTGCATGAAACAAATCCAAAGTACTACAATTAAAACCAATTTTCATTATATCACTCCTCAATAAATTTTTCAAGCCCTTTTGGTTTCTTTGCCGCATCTTTTTCGGCTTTCTTTGCACTTCTGGCATCTTCATATGTTTCTATGAATTCGGCAATATTATCATAGAGTTCAAATTGTCTTGTGGTACCATCTTCTGATTCCATCATTTCAAATTCATCCAAAATACCCATCTGTTCTGTGGCTTTGTATTTGACATACAGTTGTTTCTTTTCTTTTTGAATTCGTCTGAGAAAGGCGTAATAGATGATTTGTGTGAAGTATGCAAATGGATTCTTTGATTTGGTTTCGTCAAAGTTGGCAAAATACATTAGACAGTTTTCAATACCATCCGATATCATCTCATCTCGGTAGGTGTAATTAATGAAGTTTGGTTTGTGTGATAGACCTTCAGCAATCTTCATAAAGCATTCACCAATGTAATTGGGTATTACAGGTGCTGGAAGGTCTTGGTCTTTGGCTGCCTTTGCGGCAACTTTGTAATCAGTTAATGCCTTTAGGAAATCTTCATTGTTGATATAATGTTTTTGTTTACTCATTCAAGTGTACCATAAAAAGTTGTTGACAAGAGGCTTGACATGTGTTAAAGTCCACGGTGTAGCCCCAATGATATTAATATTAATGTAAGACCAAGTTCTTTATATTACCTAGTTCATTCATAGCATCCATAACCCCCATCAGATATTCCTTTTCTTCGTCTTTATCTTTTGGTTTAGATGCAGAAACCGCATTGATTCTTTCCACAGTGTTTGAATAATACTCTGCAAACTCATCATTCGGTTGCATCACACAAAGAACATCTTCACCTTTGATGTTCACTTTGTTTTCTTTCAACATAGCCAATGGCAACCATTGTTGCATCACAAGGTTATTATTTCTAATTTCAAAAATCATTGGTTCAGAAATATCAAACGTATAATCTTCTTTTTCTTCTAAAAAACAAACCACATCGAGGTCGTCTTTGAATCTTATAATCTTTACGTTATTTTCCATCTTTAAGTCCTATGTTGTAAATCTTAAATGAGAACTTCTCATCATTATATATCTTTACTCTTTCAACGAAATGTTTCAGAGTAAAGTTCATATGTTTCTTATATCTTAAATCGTCAGCAATATCATACAGAGTTGCTATTTCTTTTCCTTCGGATTGTCTGAGTCCTCGTCCAATAGACTGTAAATTTCTGACTCTACTTTTAGAAGGAGACGCAAAAATAATATTATGCAGATTACGAATATTAATCCCTGTACTAAAAGTTCCAAAAGAAGCAACCACGATAGCGTCATTTTCTGTCTCCATAATTCTACGAACTTCTTCTCGGTCTTCCGTTTCAACATTTCCATGTATGAAAAAGACCTTACGGCCATTCGCTTTTTCCTTAATTAGATTATACAGGACTTTGCCATGTTTTTCAACCATCTGATATAGAACCAGTGTATTCGTACCTAAACTAATTGCAAGATTTCTAATAAAACGGTTTCTGTTTTCGGATGCAATAAGGTATTGTAGTTCTTCGGGGTAAGTACAACTTTTCATTTGTTCCGCAATCTCATCTGGATGTTTCAGAATCAAACATTTAATTTTAAAATCTGATAGTTGTTTACTATCAATCAATTCTTTAGTTGTTGTAACTTGTTCTACTGGTCCAAAAAGTCCTTCTAGTACCAGTTTGTGTGTTTTTGTTCCATCCAAAGTACCAGTTAGGCCAATACGGTATTTGGTGTTGACTGCCGCAGTCATAATGGTTGTCAAAGATTGTGACTTGAATAGGTGTGCTTCATCACCAATCACATAATCAAATTGTTCAAAGTAACCTGGTGGCATAGTATACAACGACTGCCATGTTGAGATGAACAACTTCTTATCGGATACTTTATCTTTACCTTGATAGATTCTATGTACGTTATCTAATACATCAAAACCATTATGTGAAGAATAGTCCACAAAATCAGAGAATAATTGTTCAACCAAAGATGTTGTTGGTACAATAATCAAACCTTTTAGATTTTGAAAATCTAACAACTGTCTGAACAACATATAAATGATTAATGATTTACCTGATGCTGTTGGTGATAACAACAAAGCTCTGCGATTCTGCATTGCATGAATGAAAGCATTCTGTTGATGTTCTCTAGGTGCAATAGGTTTGTCCTGAGAGTGTAGGTTCAAAGATTCTGCAAACTTGTTAAAGTGATATACTGAGTATTCGTCCTGTGTTTCCAGACCGTTCCACTCTATTACATATTCACGTTCTTCAGCAAACTGTTTAAGATAGTCTACGAGACCAAGGTATAACTGTGAAGTTTGAAGGTTGTATAATCTGATTTTGCCGTCCCAGATTTTGTTTCTGAATGCTGGAACGAACTGATGACCAGGAACAAAGAATGTAAAGAACTCAGATAGTTCTCTTGCAATATGTTTTTCGCAAATTACTTTTGCATAAACTTCATCCTTTTTTATTATTGAAATGTCTGTATTCAATTTCTTCCACCACCATAATGTGAATTGCTCTGTATTCTGGAGTAACTAATGTTCTTGCCACCCAATCCAAATAGGTATCGGGTATGTCCTTAAAATAAACACCTTTGTGTTTACCAAAAGGAAATCTAGTCATTAATCTATCTTTGTGATTTATTTTCATTTTATTGGCCATTGACAAATTTCTCCCATGATATAAAATCTCTAAGTTGCCATGTACGTTGTTTCAATTCAGCCATAACTGATTCAATAACAGAAATAACTTCCTCATGATATACTTTCTTTTCTAACAGTTTAATTAAATCACCGTCAGCTTCTAAGTATGTAGTTATGTCAGATTTGAGTGCAAATTGAAATGGTTCCCAACCATACTGGTCAAGTTCTTCTTTAGACATTTTGCCTGTAAAATATTCCCATTTGACCTTACGCATACGTAGATAATCAAAGTGGGCTTTTTTGGATGCGATTTTGTGTTTGGTTAGAATATTCAAATACTTACTGTGTAATACAGGTATTCGTAATAGTTCTTTACTTGGTTCTGTTTGATCCATAACAGAATCCGTTTCCCAATATTTTAATACTTGTTCAAGATTTTCCATAAAATAAAAAGTGGTAATAAAGTTACATTATAAAGGTTTTTGTGTTAAAAGTCAAGCGGATAATATCTTATAATAATCATACCTAAACGTTGCCGTTGCAGTCATAATAGTATCTGCCGATAATTGTGTATCAAATTTCAAATCACTTAAAGTAACTGGAAACATATTTGCAAATTGAATACGTACCAATGGGTTATTTAAGTTCGATAATATTGTCAATGTGGCATCTGACAAATGGCGCAACTTTTCAGTTCTAAGTTCCCTACTATGGTCACGTTCTTCAAATCCATCGGGACTCGCAATTGAAAGAAACCAATTTTGAATATTTTTCCATGATGTAAGTTCTTCATCAATATAAAAAGTAATGTCTAGTGGATTGTATACCAATTTGGTACCAGGAGAATACATGTCAATGAAAGGAGTTGGTCGAGTAATAGTACCAAGTGTAACACCTGGCAAATTAATTTCTTGACATTGGTATTGAACATCAGTAATTCTTTCAAACGTCAACAAGTATTTTGTTGGTTGTAGAAAATTGGTGTTCTTTGGATTTCTATTTAATGCAGTCATGTTAACTCCTTACTAGGTATTTAGGAGCCAAAAAAAAGGACCTCCGAAGAGGTCCTTTAAATGTCACTCTGCGGTGACTCCCTAATTACATAAGGTTCTTAACACCGAAGATACGGTAGTAAACGTTGCTACGTGCGTTCAATGCACCGTGGCCAGTTGTAAGACCTGTTGCGAATGGGTTTGCAACCATGCCATAACGTGTCTTGAATCCAATTTTTGGTTGGAATGTGAACTGGTCAACTGCACGAACCATTTGCAATGGAACGTATGGGCAGTAGAACAAACCTGCATCGTATGGTGATGTACCTTTGTAACCGATTGTTACCAATTCTTGGTTAGATGTGTAACCACCGAAGTATGGGTCGATATAGACCTTGATACGACCATGTAACAAACCAGCAAATGTATTGCCTGTGTCATCAACTTGTAGGTCAGCAGAAAGAGCAGGTGTATAAGAAAGAACACCAGCCATTGCCATAGCGGAAGCAACGTCAGATGATACAATCATCACGTTACCTTTACCACGACGTGTTTGTTTTGCAATAACGTTAGCATCACGTTCAATTTGGAAAATCAAACCTTTGAAACGTTCAACAGACCAACGACCGTTAGAGTCTGTATCCAAGTCAAACACACCAGCGTTTGTTGTACCGTATTGAGCACCAGCAACAGCAGTTGCGTAGATAGTACGGATAACTTCACGGTTGATTTCAGAAAGAATTTCTGTAGATAGAATGTTTGACAATTCTGTTTCAGCGTCCAAACCATGGATTGCTTTCAAGTCTTGTGCAAGTTCTAGTGAGTATTCAGCTTTTAACGCACGGCTTTGAGCAGTAACAGTAACTTTCTCAATAGAGAATGCCATTTGTTGGAATGCTGGATTGCCGTCTGCGCCCAAACCTTCAGCAACGGATGTTGGCAAACCAATACCAGTTGAGTAAGCGTTAGCTCTTAGGTCTGCGCCTGCATCAGTACGGATATCAGTAGCATTGTTACCACGGAAACCGTATGGGTTTGCAGATGAACCTGTACCAGAGAAAATTGTGTTAGCTTCGTTGTAGAATGCTTCGTTTGCGTTAGCATCAGCACCAGATTGGTTGCTGTAACGAGCACGCATTGCGAAAATCAAACCTGTTGGTCCTGTCATTGGCTGAACGCCAGCAACATCATACGCAATCAAGTTAGGCAATGCACGGCGAACCAAACTAATCAAAATTGGATCGAAGTTTTGAACACCACCAGCTACGTTGGTAGGTGCCAATGCATCAGCTTCGTTCAAAGATTGACGGTCTGATTGCATTGCTTGTTGTTGGTTTTCCAAAACAAGTGCTGTAACAGCTTTCTTGTATGGGTCTTTAATGGCTGCCAATTCTGGATGTTCCAAAACTGGATTCCATTTTTTCTGTAGGTCTTCTGTTAGATACATGAATTATCTCCTTGTGAGTATCTTATTTTGGTAGTTTTATTTATTATTTTACCAAAGTCTGGGAAATTGTCTTAGCGTATTGTTCAATCAAAGCATCGCCATTGCCTTTAGCAACTTTAGATTCTTCTTCAACAATAATTTCTTCGTTCAGAGCAGAGTCATCGGCAGATTTAACTTGAGCACTGAAATATGATTCTCTCAGTGTAACAACTTTATCTGCAAATTCTTCCTCAGTAGTAAACTCAATACTCTCTGCGAGTGATTTCATTTTCTCTACCTGAGTTTGCGTTAGGCCTTCACAAACTGCGTGTATAGCCTCAATTTTTTTGTGTTCGTTTAATTCCTTTTTGAACTGAACAGCAGAATTGATTTGTTCATTCAATGAAGATTCAAGTTCTTCGACACGTGTTGTCAATTCTTCAACAACGTCAACTTTTTCTTCTGGAATATCAATGTAGTGTTCTTTAAACAAGTTGTGCAATCCACCGATAAAGTCTTCTACGATTTCGGCACGTAGACCTTTTTCGATTGCCAAAGTATTTTCTTGCATCCATTCTTCTACCATGTAATTTAGGTAGTCGTCAACTTTAGATGCCAAGTCTTCTTTAACTTCTTCGATTGCTGTTTCAAATTGTTCTGCCAATTCAGATTCAATTTCTTCCAAAATTGCTTCTGTACGAGAGATAACGGCAGCTTCAAAAATTGTTGTTGCACGTGAAACAAATTCTTCTGAAAGATTATCGTCACCCAATAGAGCGTCCATATCTTCTTTCATTTTTTCTTTCATCTTCTCTTTTTTCATTGCTGCTTTAATCATTGCTTTGTCTTGAGCAGCATCTTCATGACCTTTTTCTTCTTTTTCTTCAGCAACATATTCATCATCAGATTCTTCAACAGATTCTGGAACGTATGGTGCTGTTGCGCCTGGGTTAGATTGCATTGTTTGCTTTGCTAACTTAGCTTTAACACGGTCACGGATAGATGAGTAATCAGTAGATGGTTGTTGAACAACAGCGTGTTCTGAACCTTCATGTTCTTGTGGTTGACCTTTTAATTTTTTCATTGGTTCTGCACCAACAGGTGGTGTTGCACCTGGAGGTGTGGCAGTTGGTGTGCCTTTTGTGTAATCTGGATTGCTGTCATCTTCTTCTTGTGGTGAATGACCAACAACACCTGCATCTTTAGTGCCATAAGCAACAGATGTAGGTAACTTACTTGGTTTGTCTTGACCACCATGTTTTGCTGCAACGTTTCCTTGCAGAATTTCTTTAGCGGCTTCAGATAGATTAAATTTTGCCATTTTGAAAATCTCCTTGATTTTATATTGGATATTTATAATTAAAGTTTTTTGACAAATGATTCCCAAATTCTCATGCTTACTGCTTCAATTTCTTTACGTGAAGCTTTGCGAATTTGTTGTTGAGCTTGTTGTTGATGAACTTCTGTCCAAACACCCTCAACCATCATCCATTCTTTTCCTTCCATAATACCTTGTACGAAAGCACCAGGTGCAGAAGGGTCTGCTACAATATCTGCCGCTGTGGCCAGATGAAAGTCATCTTGAACTATGTTAATACCGTTGACTGATTTCAAAGAGCCCATACCTCTTGATGATACACCTAGTTGTGCGCCACCTTCGATAAGACTTCTTGCAATGTTACCCATTGGTGTTTCAAGAATTTTTGCTTTGCCTATCCAAACATTACCTTCTTTACGGAGTTCAGTAGTTAAATGTGATACTCTGTCTAGATTAATGGAAGGGGTGTCTGGATGTCCCAGTTCACCAAAGGCACGATTTTTTAATACTAATTCTTCGTTGTAACGGTTAACTTCTTTCAGCATTGTATCTTCTTTGTACATGCGTCCATTTTTATTAACACGTTCAGCAACTAAAAATGGTCCTTCAATATAAAGACATTTTTTTCCGTCTTTATCTTCGACCAAATAGTTTACTGATTCGTTTAGTTCTCTGATAAGTTTCATTTATTTTCCTTATGGTCTAATTGAATATTCACCATAATTGAATGCTGCCGGATCGTTAAATTGACCACGTTGGTAATAAGCATTGTCTTTACGTAATTCAATAACAATAGTATATGAAGTGTTTGCTGAGTATCCTCTTGTGCGAATACCAATATCGCCATTACAACTATTTGTTCCTTTGGCTGCATTTGGAATTGTTACCCAATTGCCTGCACCATCATATTCAGAATTACCAGATAACATCATTAAAGAAACAACTGGATTGGCATTCCAATATAATTCAACGTCAGAAGCAGTTGCATTAACGGTGTCATACCAAATACGATGAACACTTAATCCATAGTATGGTAGGGCGTCACCGCCTTGTGACAATAATCCTGGTACTGTATTTGCGTTTAATGCACCATATAATGTGTTTGCTGCAATACGATTAGGATTATCTTCTTGTACATCATCAGTCCATCTTGCAGTTAATTTAATAACTGTATGTTCTGTTGTATCTTTTAATATTTGATAAGTTGTGGTTGGTCCAGACATTTTTGTTTCCTATTATTCTTCGGTTTGTTCTTCTGGTTGTGCGAATAATGTTCTAGCAATTTCTTCTTTTTTAGCCTCAATGTGTGCTGCCACTCTATCGTGAATGGAAGCGTAAAGTGCATCACGCACTTCTTTACCATTGTCTTCAGCTGCATAATCAATAATTTGTCTTGTTGCGTCAGTCATATTATTCTCCAAATGTGGTTATTTATAGTATACGTTTCAATTTAGCAAAACCAGTTTCAACTTCTTCTTTTTTAGTTTTAGGTGCGGCTTTGGCTGCCTTTATATCTAATTGATGTTGATGTTCTGCTGCGTCTTGGTCAATCTCAGCTTGATTTGCTGATTGTTGTGCCTGTGTATCTGTTTGAATAGATGCAGACATTTGTTGTGCAGCAATATCATTTGTAACACCAACTGGCAATCCAAGGCCTTCTTCTTTCTCTTTGTTAATTTCATTATCCATTTGTTGGATTTCATCATCATTCAAACGCAACACATTACGTTGAATCCATGCTTGAGAGAAATAACGGCCTGTGTATGGATCTACTGCACCTAATAATTGCAATCTGTTTGTCATCAATTCTGCTTCTTTGAGTTCAGAGAAGTTATTATCTTTGATGAAGTCGTAGTAAATGTTTTCTTTGAATTGATCCCATTCTTCAGCGGTACAGATGCCTTTAAGTACACATTGCACACGCAAAACTTGGTTGAAGACATCTGCAAACTTGTTACGCATACGGTCAACAAACTTAGCAAACTTCAATTCATCACGTGTAACCTCTGATGAACGACCCAATGAAAAACCATTTTGGTCTGGATTCAAACGAGAGATTGGTACGTTTAATGCACCATATAGTTTCTTTTGGAAGTACTTAACGTCTTCCAATTCACCCAAGTTTTGTCCGCCTGGTAGTGTTGTAATTTCTGTGCCTTTGCCACCTTCTCTACGTGGCAACCAAAAGTCTTCCATCATAGATAAGAATTTACGGTCATCACGGATTTCACCAGTGTTTGCATCATAGACAAGCTTGTTCTTATATTTGACCATAATGTCACGGAGGTATTGTTCTGCTTTTAATTTTGGTAAATTACCAACGTCAATATAAAAAATACGGCGTTCAGGCGCACGTGAGATACGATAGATAACTGTTGCATCTTCAATCATACGCAATTGGTTAAGTGGCTTAATTGCTTTATGCAAATAAGACAACACCACCGCACGGCGTGAATCCATAAGACCAGAGACAACAGAAACAATAGAGTCTGTGGTGATTCTAATACCAACTGGACCATAGTTGGACGATGTTCCAGATACTACCTTGTCGTTATAAATGTAGTACTCATTGACCACATTCATCACATCAGCACCAGTACGTTCATCTTTTTGTTTTTTGATTTCACGTACCTTACGCAACTTGCGTGGGTCTATGTAACGTAATTCTTTAATACCTTCTTGTGGATTTGTTTTATCAATGATGATATGATAATACATTCTACCATCAATATAATATCTACGGAAGATATCTTGTGCCATCTTTTTGTAGTTTAATAACTTCAACGCAGTGGCAAATTCTGCTTTAATTGCTTTTTTGATTTTCTCTGGTTGTTCTAAATCATCTAAAACAATTTGAGTAATCTTACCATCATCGTCTTGTACAATGGCTTCATTAACTATGTCATCTATCGCAGATTCAATTTCAGGTTGCATTGCCATTTCACGGTAACGAGAAATGAGTTCTACTTCATTCTTTGCAGTACCGTCTAGGTCAACATATGTGCCGTAATAAGCGGCAGATGTAATAGTTAATGCGCCGTCATCCGAGGAAGGAGGCGAAAAAGAAGGTTGAACAGCCGTGTCTTGTTCATCCTTATTGCGGGCTATTGTAAACCCAAACAGTGAAAATTTATTTGTATTTGCCATATTTGTTTATTAATTCCAAAATCAAAGAAACATAAAGGAGGGCACAAGGCCCTCCACACAAAATATCAAGTTGTTGTTTGTGTTTCCCACCATTGATAAGCAAATGTAACCGCAAATTCTTCAATTGCGTCATTAGAACCCCAATCAAGGTCGATTGGTGCCAAATCAATAGGGAACATACCAACAAATTTGTATTTTTTCAATTCGTCACCAGTTTTTCCATACTGAGTAACTTCTGCATCAACAGTATAATTTAATGGACGTGTCGCATTAATATTACGAGTATTTCCATTGTGACTATTGATAGAATTCATCCAACTTTCAACTGCATTTCTAATGGTGAAATCTTCATCATTGATAATCTGCAATGTCCAATCAGCGAATGTTCTGTTGCCGGCAAATTTCATTTCACGGCCGAAGTAGTAAACTGGCACAGTGCCAATTGTTGAACCTGGAAGTTGTGCTGCTTTGGCCATAAAGGTAACCTTTTGGCCTGCTGCTGTTCCGTTTGGTACGAGTGTTGGGAAAATTAGAGAAACAGAAAATAGATTAGGACGGGCACCGTCTCCAATCATATTTGCTCTAAATTCTGATACATTAAATGCCATTGTTTTCTCCTGTTATCGTTTTATTTATTAGGCTGCACCAACAACAGTTACGAAGTCAACGCCAGTATCCACAGCAACGAAGTTCAATTTAATATAGTTAACTGAACGAGCAGGCTTGATATAAATGTCACCAACAAACTGGTTACTATCAATAACTTGTTGTGTGTTGTTTGTACTGTCACAGATTACTTTGAAATCTGTAATGCCACGGCGACCTTGAATATCACGCAAGAACGGAGTTACAAGTGAAACAAATTGAGCACGTGTAAATTCATCATTCAATTCAAACAATGAGAACTTAGATGCACTAGAAATTGCTTTCTCAAGTGTGATAAACAATCTACGAACATTGATACGGTCAAATGCAGATGGTTTATTCAACAAAGTTTTATCGCCAAACAGAACAATACCTTGTCCTGGGAATGAAACAACTGGATTTACACCTGATGAATACAATGTATCTCTAGCTGTCTTTGTTGGATTCCATGCAAGTTTAATTGTGTTTTTAATCTGACCACGGTTGAAACCTGCTGGTGAGAACCATGGGTCACGAACTGTATCGGTAGTAACACACAAACCAGCGATATCACCATTCAATGGTATCCAACGGTATGTGTTATTATATTTGTCAAATTGGTATTTCCAACCAGAATCTGCAACAACATAAGAAGAACTTCTTGCAAGAGAAGTTAACCATGTTTCAATGTTAGATGTTTCATCGCCGTTTTGGTTAACAACATCAGATTGTCTTGGAGAAATGAATACCACACAATCTTTACGTGAGTTTGCAATGTTATCAATAACATATTGCTGAACTGTAACGCTTGAATCACCAGTGATGACCAAAGAAATATCAACAGATTCTTTGTTTGCAAATAGGTCATAAGCAGATTCAATATCACCATCAGTTGGTGATACATCTGTACCACTAGACAATGTTACTAATTTATTTGTTGCTGGACTTGCAAATGTTGTTCCTGCTGCTGGCATACCCCATGTAGAATTGGTATTGTTGTAATCAACTGGATCAATTGCATAAACATAAGCTGAGTTATTAAATATAACTTGTTTGTAATAGTTAGATGCACCGTTAATACTTGCATTAGAAGCTTTAGAAACAAAAGCAAATGTTTCTAAAACTGTACCTGCTGCACCAGTTATTTCGCCGCCACGGTCAACAACAACAATATGCATTTCATCATTATGACCATGAGCATCAGCAACAAAAGTTGATGTAGTTGGTGCGCTTGTAAAATATGATTTGTATGTCCATGTACTGAATGTTGATGTGTTTGCACAAACAGAAACATCAATAGAGTTACCTAATGAACCTGGATATCTAGAAATAAAAGAACCATAGTCATCATTGTTATCGTTGTTTAAATATGATTGTTCAAATTCATCTTCATTTTTAACTTGTAGAGAGTCACCAGAAGTAGCATTGTTTGATCCAGAACCCACTGCACGTACAATTTGCAAATTGTTACCATATGCTAAAAAGTTTGCTGCGGTGAAAAAAGAAACGCCTGTATCTGAATTTGGTTTGCCAAAATATTTCGCTAGTGTTAGTTCACTATTAACTAATTTGATTTTATCTGCTGGACCCCAATTGAATGTTCCAACAAATGCACCGGCCGTAGTCAGAACTGAAGGAACAACTGTTGTTAAGTCGATTTCAGATACGTTTACGCCTGGAGAGGTTTGAAATGCCATTTTATTCTCCTTGAATTATTATGTCTCTTGTGGTAAATAAGATACCATCAAGATATTTATGAAAGACTGGTTTTACAACCTGTCTATCATACCTTTTATAAACTTATTATATGTTTCACCACCATCTGCAACTTCCCATAAATCACCACCCATAACCTCAAAATCATGTTCTAGTCCATCTTCAATAATAGGTGCCGGTAATGTATCATCATCCATTTGATTCATATTTTCCAATTGAATCTGTTTACGAATGTCGTGGTTAACAATCTCTTTGAAATATTGTTGAGTTGTTACCCATCCAAAAATAACCAATGACATAACCAAGTCATCATTTGCACCTAGTGCTGCAGCAAATGAGTTCTTTTGTTGTTCAAAGGTAGTTAATTCTGAATAGGTGTCGAAGTCATTAATCAATAATTTGTCACCTTCAATCAAAGTTTTAAGGTTGGAACAACCAATAGCCTTAACTTGGGGTGACATTTTCAATCCCATTTGAATGCCACGTGCAAACCCAGCACTCAATTGTTGTGGTTTTTTATTTCCTGTAAATACTTTCCACAAATTCTCATATTCAAAATCGGTATGTAAAGAGTCTGCAACTTGTGGGTTATTATTAATTTCTACTAAAACATATGCATCATTGTAATATCTGGCTGCATTATAGATAACTGTAGGAAATAAAATTGGAGTTATTGATGAACTGGCATATGTGGCGACCTGTCTATATGGTGTCTGTGAGATATCAATAACCTGAAATGCTGAACTGTCTAAGTTTTTACCTTCAGATACGTCAACACATATACAATATAGGTGGTCAAGTTTAGAATTATTGATACCTTCTTTGACTGGATGTTCATATATCCTCATCAAATCATGGTTGGCAATTGGATCTCGATATGCAATATTCTGTAATTTGTAACCAGATACCAATGTATTTGATGAACCCAAAAACTCTGTTTCAAACTCTTGTCTGAATTGACGTTCACTGGTGTTACGAATTGTTTCTTCTTTCCAAGCTTCATCACGACCTGGTACCATAGACCAATGAATTTCAAAAGTCTTATAGTTGTTTTTCTTGTTGATTGCATCTGTCCATAATTTGTAAAACAAGTTCATACCATTAGGTGTAGACACAATAATAATCTTGGAAGTTTTACCAGATGAAATAACGGGGTAAACAGAGTTAAAGAATTCTTCAGCAATATTATTTGGAACGAACGCAAATTCATCTAAGAATACTAAGTTGAAAGAACCTCCACGAACCGCAGAACTTGATGTAGATGCTGCAACAATTTTAGAACCATTCTCTAGTTCTACGTTACCTTTGTTCCACACCACAATACCTTGTTGCAACCACATAGGTAAGTTTTCGTAAGCCAATTGGTATTTACCAAGAATATCACGTGCTAGAGAACCTTTGTTGGCCAAAACCGCAACGTTTTGTGTATCTGTAAACAATGACAACCAAAGAAGATATGCAACTGAGGTTGTAGTTTTACCCACCTGACGAGGGCATTTGGTGATTGAGAAACGATTATTGTGGTATGTGCGAATCATTTCTTTTTGAAATGGCCACATCTTAAACTTCATTAAACCTACGTCAACGTTGACAATAGTTACATAGTTTTCTGCAAAGTATACAGGGTCTTTTGCACACTTTCTATATTCTTCAATCGTTTCTTTGGTCCACTCTACCTTGACACCAACTTTTTTAAGTAATGGATTATCTCTGTATGAGTCTCTGTTATCTAAAACATAATCATCATCATCAATCATTCGTTACCTTTTAAGAATTTACTCAATTCTGCTGTTGAACCAACAAAAATAGCTTTGTCAATCTTGGTATCACCTTCACCTTTTTTCTTACCATCCATATCACGTATAGTTTTCTGAATGTTTAGAAGTTCTTTGTTTGCATCTACCATGTTCTTTAACAATGTTCCATAAACTTCAAAGGCTCGTGGGTGTTGACCTGCCTTGGCAATTTGCAAGATTTCATCCATCGCTTCTTTGCCTTGGTCAATAATTTCTTGCAAGTTTTCTTTTGACTGTTGGTATGCATCAGTCAAATCTTGTTTCATATCCGGTTCATTATAATTTACTGTAACAACAGCAGAAGATTTTTTTTGTTCTTCCACTGGTGTTACATCAAAGATTTTTTCCATATTCTTATCAAATGTATTCATAGTTTTTTAATTTTTTAATATCCGTAACCGGCTTTCTGTTCGTTCCAAAGAGCCAATAAAGCAGCAGAATCTAATGCATTAGAACTGATAATCTTAACATCTCTCATCCACATTTCAATATTTTGGTTACCACCAGTATATGGATCGTATTGTAATCTTACTGGTGAACCACCATCATCATTAAATTGTCCTGGATTACCAGACCTTGAATATGAAGTACCGTCAATGTTAAATGCCATAGAAGTACCATTCTGTGCCACAGAAATATAATGCCATGTGTTTGTAGTCAATGGTGTATTAAGTGTAATTGCTTGGTCATCAAATCCATATTTTACTAAATTGATTGCTGCGCCAGCATCGTCAACTCGTAATGCCCAGCCATTAGGACCACCACTGGTTCTAGTAACTATACTGGTTGAACCGCCTGAATTAAAACTTGCAAACGCAAACCAACCTGTGATAGCAAGTGTTGAACCAGGAACAGATGGCCAATTCGAATCATTTGCTTGAGCTGAGTTATTAAAAAAATGATACCAGTTAGCATTACCCGAACCATTATTATTCAAACTCAGGCCATGGTTGTTACCTGATATATCAGGCACTTGTGTAACATCAATATATGGAGCATACGCACCCATTTCAAAATCAGCTGCACCAGCAAACATTTGTGTTGGTGTGCCTGTTGGTGTATAAAGAGATGGTCCTGCCGGAGCTCCACCAAATCTTACGCCTCCTGTAACTCTTAATCCGTTTGTGATTTTCATTTTATTTTCCTTTTATTATGGTACTGCTGGATAGTTAGTTGATTTATTATAACTACCTGTAATTTTTGTGGCAGTATAATTATCTACCCAAATTGCTTGCCATGGATAACTGCCGCCTGTACCTGTTGAAAATACTCTTGCTGTTCGTGTGTTTGTATATACCCAATTTGAACCGTTCCAATATACACGTTCTTCTCCGTAAGTGTAATCTGTTTTACCATTAACAGGAGAAAGTGGTTGCATCTTGCGCCAACTTTGGCCACCAACAAATCCAGAACCTGGATCTCCTGGTGTATTATAGAAAGGACCGTCCATTAGAACCCAAGCAGTTGCATTAGGTTCGGCCGCATTGGCTGGATTATCACTACCTATTCCTGGCGGCGGTGGATTGGTAATTCTTAAAGAAGGTCCAGTAACTCTTAATCCGCCTGTAATTCTTGTCATTTTATTTTTTTAATTAAATTCTCTAATCGTTGTATTGGCTGTATATTGACTTGTTGCATTTGCATCTGGTGGATTAGGCACAATATCAATTTGTACAAATTTATTTGATGTTGGTGTGTAAGAAATAAATTTATAATTAGATAATGTATTTACTCCATAAATTGGTTCTGAAGAAACAAAATTACCATTTATATTGGTTAATTTTAATTTATTGTCAATCCATGTTACAACTTTTGCTGTAGCAATTGCATTTGAATATGTATAACCTTGATAAACTATTTCACCAATTTGATATGTTCCAATTCCAGTTCCTAAATCCATATTAAAAACAACTTCATCTTCAGGAGTAATTTTGTTTAATATGTTTGTAATTGAATGTGTGATTAGATTTGTTTGAGTTGTTTTACCAAAAATAAAACCTTTAACTGTAAAATTTAAAGTCCAAATAACCAATCTTGGATCAGAATCTCTATTGCCTTCATATTGTATATCGTGTGTTGCATTATTTAATATGATAGGAACTTCTTTAACTATACCCATTTCTGGAATCAAATTTAATTTGATAGTATAGTCTGGTGTAAAATATGGCATAATATGTTCAAGTACTTGAGTCGCATCCTCAATGTTACGAACATATAGATATAAATTAAAATCAAAGTTATATGGTACTGGATTGTATTGTCCAATTACACCATTAGGTCCTGATGCAAAGTTTTTAATATTTGTATTATGTTTTCTAGATGCATCATAAGAAAGACCCATCATTTCAAAAGAAAAACGTGGTAATGTCATTTGAACTTTTTTATCTAAGTTCAAATCTTCTTCCAAACGCATTACATATTTTTCTTTGGTTGCATATGCAATAGGAATCAAAAACCTTTCAGCTTCAGAATTATCTGGATTATATCTGATTAAAGTAATGTCGTTAAAAAGGTTGCCAAAACCAACAACCAATTTTCTAATAACTCGATGATAAACTGGTGTGGACATTATATTTTCCCGAATGGATTAGTTTCTGTAAAGTCAATAATATTATTGGCTTGACTATCTATGTATTGATTGTCATAGGTTTCGTTTCTTGTGGAATCTTTTAATGGATCAAATGAAGTCAATGTATATCTTGCATTGCTTGATGCACCAATAATTGTATGTCCGTCTAAGAATTCACCTGCAATATTTGTTACATTCAAAATCTTAGTTGGATCATTCCAGTTAGAAACGATTGCCACCACTGTTGCATTTGCATGAGTGTTATCTGGTGCCTGATATACAATTTCTTTTTGTGTATAATTTCCTGTACCAGAATCCATTTGCAATTCGATTGTGTAACTAGATTGTGTAACCACATCATCAATCTCAGATACACCAGTGTCGATGTGTTCTTGTGAATATTTGAATTTCTCAAGTTCCAATTCATAGAAATATGGAATTTTACGACCCAACATAAAGAAGTCTTTAGTTTGATTTGTGAATTTGATTTCAAACAATTCACCAGTACCATTTAAAAATGGAACATAAATCAAATCACCTTCACGTGGTCTGGTAAAATGATTTTGTGGAACTCTTTGTGAGAATGAACGTTTGGATAATATGATACTGATATTGTTTTTGATTTCTAAACCAAACTTAGAAAAAAATTCTCTTTCACCACCATACTCTAATGCGCTTGACAAATAAAATTCAACTGGAAATGCTGAATTAAATTTCTTTACCGGATCTTCTCCATAAAGAATGTCTCGGTCTTCTTCATTTTCAATTGGCAAATAATATGCATCAAAACCCATAATCTTAATGGATTCTGTGATAAGGTCTTCAACAACCCTCTGTTCAGCCAGTGAGTTGTAATTATTAAAATACTGACTTGTTGCCATATTAGTTTAAGAAAAACTCTAACGGTGCACCGTATTGAGTTTCCATCTGTTCATGTAATGCATTGATTTCGTTTTCAGCTTCTTGATAAATTTTGTCACCATTTAATGTGACACCACCTGGTAACTGAATGCCATTAAACTTTTTAAGGTTATTACCCCAAGAACGTTTAATTAATGCCGTTGCATATTCTTTTAACCAACGGTCGTTCCATACTTTTCTATATACATCTGGATCAATATTGGCATAACATTCGGCAATTACTGTTGTGCCGACTGGTGCTTCTTGTTTACCCCATGCCCAATCAATCAGTAACCTTTGCATATGTCTTTGGAATCTAATAGGAACTTCACCAGTGAACATCAATTCAAGTGAACGAAGATGTTGTTGTGTTAAAGTATAGTTAACATAAGATGCAGAAGTGAAGTCATACAACTCGTTTAGGCGAAGTTGATATCTCAAGTCAAACATATTGATTGAGGATTGAGAATCTTGAATTGGGAATATTCTGGTGACACCAACAATTTCCAATTTATTGTTACCTGAATCTTGTACGTTACTTAAGTCAATATACTTTTGGTCAATATCTGTTTGTTCAACACGTTTGATATAATAAAACTTTTGTAGACCATCAAAGTGATAGTCTTGCCAGTATTGAAGTGCATCATCAATACGGTCCTCTACTTGGTCATCATCAACGTTAATTTCAATTACAGGAAAGCCTAATTTTCTTAGGCAATAATCTTTAAATGTTTTTCTGTCTGTTATTGGTGTGGCCATTTGAATTACCCATAGTTTGATATGGATATTTATATCTTCAATGGACCTGGTAATCTTGGCATGTCAGGTTTAATTGCAACTAACCATGCTGAAGTCACGCAAACATTCAAATTTTTCATCCAATCATTAGGAAAATAAGTCTCCCTACGATATTCCTGGAACCTGATTGTTGTATTGTCTATGAAGTTGGCCAAATAAGAGTCAGTATAATACAAGAAACTATTTTCATTCCAATAACTCACATGTGTTGGGTCCTGAAATGCACCACGACCATCTGTACTTGGCACCTCTATGAAAGCCCAACCACCTGGTGCCAATACACGGTGTATTTCGGCCATAATTTTTGTTTTGTCATGTAGATGTTCAAGTATGTGACTTGCATTTAGAACACCAACTGTATTGTCAGGCAACGGAATGCCATCATTCAGGTCTGCCACTATGTCTGCATCACTTCTCAGGTCTACAGAAATATAATTTTCATATGGATTTAGACCACCACCTATATCAACCTTTAAAAGTTTACGGTCTTTTGCATCCTTTTCTGCAAGTTGTCTGGCATATTGATTGAACAATTCTCTTGTTCGTATTTGAATTGCTTCGTTTCTGGCCAACCACGTGTTGTCACCAGTGATTCGGTAGATATACAATACTTTCGGAATTCTTACCATCTTGGTTGCCAAGTAGGTACGAATACATAATTCATGGTCATCACAGATGGACAATTCTGGATTATGACCGCCGATTTCTTTGTAAACGGTTTTTCTCCACGCACGTACATGGTCTGGTGCATACCAGATATAACCTAGACTGTGACTTGATGGTTCAAAACTATTCATCGCAATAAGTTTTTTGCCGTTCCAATCAAATTCTCGGTGCGACCAACCAAAACTCTGGTCATATGGAACAAAACCATCAGTCATATGCAGAACGGCATTGTCACTGTAAACAAAACCTACAGATTCATCTTGGAATGCCTTGTAAAGTTCCTCTAAACAATCTGGGGTAATCAAATCATCATGGTCCAATTCAACCAGGATGTCACCTGTTCCATTATTAAATGCAATGTTTTTCACTGCACCAATATTTGAATTGTTATCTGTGGCCAAGACCAGTTTGACACGACTATCTACCTTTATTTTATCTGGTATATGTGCGTCTGTACATTTATTGTTGAGATATAATATCCATTCCCAATCTGCATAAGTTTGTGCCCGAATGGATTCGTACAACTCTACCAAATATGGAATATTTTCTGGACTGTGTTCAGGTGTTATTAAACTAAATTTCATAATCAATCAAAAAAGAAAAGGTGTGTTAATCTTCCGTCTTCCACTCCTTGGCCAAAATAAGGACCTGCGGAATGTATGCATCGTGCATCCATAATAACTAATCTATTATATAGATTGCCTGCATTATCTACAATATCAAACTTTGTACTGTCATAGAAACCACCACTGAAAGCATAGTTAACATCACTTTCACTTGAATGTCTTGTACCATTTATTTTTGATTTGTGTAACCTAGTACCACTCTCTAATGGTGCATTTGGTGTCAAATAAATCATGGCTGCCCATTTCTGTAAATCAAAATGATATACTTGTGGATCTTCTGCGGTACAAATTTGAAAACAACCATTGAATCCGTGTTCTTCAAAGTTTGATATTTTTTCACCAATGATTGATTCAAATACTTCTTTGATACCATCTGGTCTATATGGTTGAGTTGACCTTAAACCTTTGTACCATCTTAAATCTTTTTGATATTCTACATTCAAAGCAAAATTTCTGACTTCATCTGGATTGTAATAGAAATTATCTACTACAAATAATTTTTTACTTTTGTTTTGATTAATGTAGAATGGTAACATAATTTTTTTATTGGTGTTATTCAAAGCAATTTCATGTAATGATTGCACTCTTTTTGATGAACTATCATGGTACATTGATGTATCAATAAAAGAAACGTATTGTGGAAATGCATTTGTTCTTTCTGGCTGCATCATCTTAGTTGTTTGTACCAACATATTGTCATAGTCATTCAGTTCTTGGTAAATGAGAGCCAATGCAAACAAATGGTCATTTCTTCCTGGTGCAAACGTTTCTGATTGTTTATATGTTGATATAGATGATTCAATATCACCTAAAAATTTATAACATTCTGCGGAAAATATCATACCCATATAAGACATTTCATCTATATGACCATCGGTATTTGTATAATTTATAAATTCTTTAAAATAATAAATGCATCGTCTGGCAAATTCTTTCTTCTGTGAATCGCCTAATGGAAAAGAATGAGATTGCCATGCGTCAAAATAACTTTTACCAATGTACCAGAAATGATAAAGGTCTGAAAGCATCGTGCCTTCTTTAATCATCTTTTCTTCTAATATGAGTGCATCACTTATAAATTTGGTTGGATTAGACCAACTTTGACCTTCATTATATCCAATTTGTCTAAAACTGGTTGGTAAATCTACACGTTCAAAGTTTTCACCTATGTTATCTAAGGTTGTGTAGATAGTTTCATGGCAAGTATCGTGGTTGAAACGCCATGGCATCTTGGCATTCCACATCCATGCACGATAGTATACCGATGAACCACTTACTGCTGGTATATGGAAGGCCTGAGTTTTTTTATTGTCTAATACAGACCAATCAAAGCCATTATCAATTTCCAAAACCTCATCACAATCCATCTTCAAAATCCAATCACACCCATGGTCGGTGTTCTGACAATATTGAATCAAGTGGTCACGGTTCCAACCAAATCCAACCCAACCTTCTTCAACGTTGTAGATTTCTCCAGATAGTTTATTGTCAATTAGAAACTGTTTGGCAATTTCATCTGTACCATCTGTTGATCCGTTGTTCTGCATGACATAGTAATCAACATATGGTAAACATGAATCTAACATTCTTTTGATGACTGTTGATTCGTTCTTAAACATAGTCATCATCACTATTTTACATTTTTTCATTATAAATTCACTCGCTTAGAAATTAAATCTAAAATTTTAGGATCATTTTTTTGATTTTCTGATGGTGCATACAGTGCTCTTTTTCTATCATTCGCACCTTCTTCTGGTTCAATCATATAATACATAGCAATACTTTTGCGATACTTATCTGGTGGACAATTTATTGTATCAGAAAAACCATGCCAAGAATTTTGTGATGCATCAAACAATACTGCTCTGTTGAATACACAGTCTATTGTTTTTATTTTTTCTTTTGGTAGATTATTTTCCAAATCGTGTGACCAAAATTCTAAATTACCACCCCATTCTGGATTCCAATCTTTAGTGAGATATATTATTAGATTAAATTTTCTTTGTAGATTTAATTTTGGATGTATAGAATAATCAAGGTGTATATTTAATTTACCACCATTGCCTTGTATATGCCAACCAGAACCATGCAATCCAAAATCTGGTATTAAATTTTGTGTACCACTTATATTTTGTATTGTGTTTATAAACGACTGTGAATTTAAATTTTGAAAAAAGTTGTATGTTGCTGGTGGAAAAAAATACCAATTGTTTAAGGCTTTTTTTACTTCCAATGGGTTGTCGTATACGTACCATTCATCTGAATTGTAATCTATGAATTCGTTTGATAGTTGTTCTGCAAGAGATTCATCTAAAAAATTGTCAATCACGTAATGTTTAAAAGGTTCATCATAATTTAAAATCATTTTATCTCCACTTAGGCCCTTCAAACCAGGCTGCAATACTATATCTAGTGCCTTTGGTTACAGGGTTTGCTCTGTGTCTGAGCATTGATGGAAAGTATATGATAGAACCTTGCTGACGAATTTCTTCTCTGTCAATTGGTACACTACAATCAGTCATTTCAAAATCACCACCTTCATAATCATTTGGATCACTTAGTTGAATAATGCAAGATAACTTTCTGTGGTAGAATGGATCATTATTCAACCAGAATACATCATGGTGTTCTTTATATTCACCCATGTAACTCGCATCATATTCAGCCAATTGAACAAAATTCAATCGTGTGACATGTATATTGAAGAAATCGTTGTTGGCTTGTATGGCAGTTTTCCACAATGTATCAAATAGATATGTGAAACGCCAATCATTTGCGTTGATGAATTTGATTTTGCTTCGTCTGTTGGCAGAATCAATTTTTAAATTTGAATCATTTAAGCCAACATAAGCATCTTGTTCTGGTAGTTCAGAAGCATCTTTAATAATCTTTTTACATGTATTTTTGTCAAGGTATGACTTAAAATAACACCACTCACCATTCATAATAAACCTTTACAGTTTGGATTTTATATAATCAATTTGTTGTTTCTGTTCTTTTAAAGATTCAATTAAAAGTGGAACAATTTTATCATATTGTACAGTCAGGTAATTTTCTCCTGACTTACTATGTCCATATTTATCTGCATCAAATGGTGCAATTTTAACTACTTCAGGTAGTATTTCTTTTATCTTTTGTGCAATAACACCAATCTGTCTTTTGCCTTCTTCATTGTAACCAAATGTTTTGGCCAAATCAGATTGTTCGTAATAAACACCAGCAATTTTTTGGATTTTTTCCAATGGATTATCAATATTGCCTTTAACAACTTTTAAACGTTTGTCTGAATAATAAGCAGTAACGTTAGATGTTGCACGAATTTCACCTGCTGTTGTTGATGCTGCTGTATTAACACCTAATGAGTTTACTTGTGTTGTTACACCTTGAGCGCCTTGAAAACCAGCTGGACCTGGACCTGATCCAGCAACACCTTGAGCACCTGCTGGACCAGTTGGTCCAGTTGTTCCTTGTGGACCTTGTGGACCTTGAACACCAACACCTTGAGCACCTTGGCGGCCTTGGAAACCTGCTGGTCCAGTTGCACCAGTAGTGCCTGCTGTACCAGGTACACCAGCTGCGCCTTGAGCACCTTGAGCACCTTGTGCGCCTTGAAATCCAGCTGGTCCTGTTGTGCCAGTTGGTGATGCACCAGCAGCACCTTGTGCGCCTTGTGGTCCTTGTGCTCCAGGAGCGCCTGTTGGTCCTTGAACACCAGCCGTACCTGTTGGTCCTTGTGCTCCAGCTGGTGAAATTCCTTGTGGACCTTGAACACCAGTTGGTCCTTGTACACCTTGGAAACCAACAGCACCTTGTGTGCCAGGAAAACCTTGAGCACCTTGAGCACCCGCAACTGATGTGCCTTGTGGACCTTGTGTACCTTGAGCACCAGTTGGTCCTTGTACACCAGGATTACCTTGAGCACCTTGTACGCCTGTTGGTCCAGGAGATCCAGTAGGACCTTGAGCACCAGTTGGTCCTTGAACACCTTGATAAGATGATGCAGGTCCTTGCCATACACCAGAACTATCAATTACTGCTGATGTTCCAACAGTTAATCCATTTTTAACAACAAAAGGTTTTGCGGTTGCCATTTTATCCTAATTCCTTTTCCAAAGATTCAATCTCTTTTTGTTGTTCTTTAATTGTTTCTATAATCAAAGGAATGATTCTTTCATATTGTACGGTTAAATAGTACTCACCTGATTTACTTCCATCTTTTCCTTCAACATCAAATGGTGCAGGTTTTACAACTTCAGGCAAAATCTTTTGTACTTCTTGTGCAATCACACCAACTTGTTGTGAGTAATCGTGGTAACCATATTCTTCGGCTAATTTACTTTGTACATAGAATACACCATTTAATGTATAAAGTTTTTTACCTGCATCAGTAATTGATTGAATATTATCTTTTAATCTAATATCAGAATAATAACCAGTCACGTTATTTGTTGCACGTATTTCACCTTGTACACCAGATGCAGCAGTTCCAACACCAAGTGTATTTACAGTTGTTTGTAATGTTGCAGCTTGTACGCCTTGTGGTCCTGTTGAACCTGCACTACCCGCAGTACCTGCTGGACCTTGAGCTCCTGATGGTGATGCACCTTGTCTACCTTGAAAACCTGCCGGACCTGGACCGCCTGCAGCTCCTTGAACTCCAGCGGGACCAGTTGCACCAGCAGGACCTTGAGCACCAGCGGTACCTTGAGCTCCTTGAGCACCTTGTCTACCTTGGAAACCAGCAACACCTTGTGGACCTTGTGCGCCAGCTGAACCTTGCACACCTTGTGCTCCCTGAGCACCTTGTCTACCTTGAAAACCTGCTGGTCCAGTAACTGCACTTGCAGTACCTTGTGGACCTTGAGCACCTGGTGCACCTTGAACGCCTGTTGTACCTTGAGCTCCTTGAAAACCCGCAGGTCCTTGAACTCCAGGTGCACCAGTAGTACCTTGAATACCCGTTGGTCCTTGTACACCACGAAATCCTTGCGGACCTTGAACACCTGGTGCACCTTGAAAACCTTGTGGACCAGATACTGCACTTGCAGGTCCTTGAGCACCTATAGTTCCTTGAACACCAGCTGGACCTTGAGCGCCCTGAGCACCTTGTACACCAGCCAAACCTTGAGCACCAGTAAGACCTTGTGGTCCTTTAATGTTTGTTTGAACACCAATCCAAACACCAGTACTATCAACAACTGATGTGGTACCAACATCTAAACCGTTCTTTACTACAAAAGTATTTGCTGTTGCCAAAATTAACTCCTATTTTCTAGTTTATTTAACAAAACAGAAATTCTTTTTTGTTGTTCTTTGATAGCTTCAACAATGATAGGAACCAATTTCTCATATTGAACAGTCAAATAATTTTCACCACTTATACTACTGCCATCTGGATTTGCATCAAATGGTGCAGGTTTAATAATCTCTGGTGCAAATGGTTGAATCTGTTGTGCAATGACACCAACTTGTCTTTCATAATCATTATAACCATATTTTTCTGCAAGTTTGTTTTGTGTATAAAAAATGCCAGACATTGATTGAATTTTTTCAAGGCAATTTTCTATAACACGAATATTCTTTTTCATTCGTTCATCTGAATAATATGCGGTAATATTACTTGATGCTCTAATTTCACCTGTTGCAGAACCTGTGGCGGTGCCAACGTTTAATGATGCAATGTTTGGGTTATCGCCGGTTGGTGTTAATCCGGATGCACCTTGTGGACCTTGAGCGCCTGCTGTACCTTGAGCACCTTGTGGACCTTGAGCACCTGGTCCGCCAGCAACACCTTGAGGTCCAGCGGCACCAGTTGTACCTGCTGTACCTGATGCACCTTGAGCACCTTGTGGACCTTGAGCGCCTGCTGTAGTTGAACCAACTGCTCCTTGTATACCTTGTGCGCCTGCTGGTCCAGTTAAACCAGCAAAACCTTGTGGACCTTGAGCACCAGCGGTACCTTGAACGCCTGCTGCACCTTGTATACCGGCCGGTCCTGGTGCGCCAGTTGGTCCAGGTGTGCCTTGAAATCCAGCTGGGCCTGCGGAACCTTGAGCACCTGCTGTACCAGTGACACCTTGAGCACCTTGTACGCCAGCTGGTCCTTGTGAACCAATTAAACCTTGTGCGCCTTGAGCACCAGCCAACCCTTGCACACCTTGAAAACCTGCTGGACCTTGAGCACCTGGACTGCCTTGTGCGCCAGCTGGACCTGAAGAACCTTGAGCTCCTGGTGCACCAGCAGGACCAGTAGAACCTGTGGCGCCTTGAACTCCGGATGGTCCTTGTACACCAGCAGGACCTTGTGCGCCTGGGGCACCAGTAATATTCGTTCCTGGTCCTGTCCAAGAACCGGAAGAATTGATAACGTTTACTGTACCAACAGTAATACCGTTCTTTACTATGAAGTTTGAATTAGTAGCCAAGGTTCACTATCCCCTTTTATGTAAAAATATTTATACTGGGATTTGTGTCACTGAAGCTTTCACAGTTGTCACGGCGTTTGTTGGTGTAAATAAAACACTCAAAGTTCCTGTTGCAATAGAAGCATCAAATGTTCCTAACGATGCACCAGTTTTAACTTCACCATATTGTGATAAGTAAACTGTTGTACCATCGTGTATCAAACTCAATTCAATTAAATGATATGCAGAACCACTTGTCATTTGAACAAGGTATTTTGCAGAACGATATGTTGAAGTAGACCAAGAATCTAATGTAACTTGTGCAACAGAAGCTGTTGTAATTGTTGTAGCAGCATGTATTGAGTTTGTGTTGATTGTAACAGTTGTATTAGCAGATAATGCAGATGAATATATTGGACTGTTTGAAGAAACTGGTCCAGTTAATAATCCACCTGCTTTTGGTAATGCATTGTTAGCAGTTGTAAATGCCGAGTTAGCATATGAAGCACCAGAATTTGCAGTACCAAATGCACCATTTGCCTGAATGAAAGCACCATTGGCATACAGAGAAGCACCAGCTACATTATTAGTTGCAGTATTTGCTTGGGTGTATGCTGAATTGGCGTATGAGGCACCAGAATTGGCAGTACCAAAAGCAGCATTGGCTTGTAAGAAGGCACCATTGGCATATATTGCCGCTGAGTTGGCTTGACTATAAGAAGCATTGGCTTGTGTGAATATAGATACAGCATCAACAATTAATAAATCCCATGCATAACCATTCCATCTCCAGGTTTTTGAACCTACGGTGTATGTGCTATTTAATGCTGGTGATGTTGGAAAACTTAGAGCCATATATTTTTAAATCCCTATAACTCTATTTATTGACCTATTAAGCCAGCTGTAGGTGGTGTAAAGTTTGCAGTATACCTTGCAAAACCATTAGTAATCCTTAAATCTTCCATGTAACCATTAAAATGATTTGTGGTACCTGTATTTCTATTATCAATACTTGTACCAATAGTTAAAATACCATCTGATAATGTTGCTGTACTTGTTACACCACCAACATTGCTTCCATTTATATAACAAGTAACCACATTGGCGGCCGCCCTACACACAGCAATATGTATCCATGTACTTGTAATAAATGGTGTATTGATTCTAATAGCAGCCGAATTGCTCAATGTAACTACCAAATAACCAGATGCGTTAGAATTTAATGCTATTCCTGTAGATGATGTATTGGTTGCTCTTGTATCAATTAAATATTGTTGAGATGAAACAGAATTATAATAAAACCAACCTTCTATTGTAAATTGACCTGTACCAATAATTGTTGATTTAGTGGCTTGTGAGATTAAATAATCTGCGGTTCCACTGAATGATATACTTGCAGTAGCATATTTTTTCTGAGATGTATTTGACTGAGGATTACCATATGATACTAAATCCACACTACTATGAGCATCATATATGCCAGAATTAACACCACTCAATAAAAAACTTGTATTTGCAATTGCGGTTAATGGTGTAGTTGATGGTGTAAATGCTGAAGTATATAATGCTGTGCCTTTAATTAGACGAAGGTTACTAATATATCCTGACATCAAACGAGTGATTGATCTAGAACCACCTATAACTAAGCCAGGAGAATTCGTATTATAAGAATTTGAATTCGTAACAGTGGTACCAACTTGTGCCCCATTAACAAATACTCTTATGCTAGTTCCTGAACGGCAGTATGCTACGTGATACCAGTTATTAACGGCAGGAGTAAAAGCAAATGTATTGTCAAATGCTACAAGAATTCTTCCTATATTAAAACCAGTAGTTGTTCTCCAGCAAAAATCATAGGATCCACTGGTGTCTCCACCCAGAAATCCCTGATCTGCTGCAATTGAAGTTGGGTACCACCAAAATTCTACTGTAAAATCTCCTGTATCAAAATTTAAAGCAGTATTAGTGGGAACAGTCAGATAATCGCCTGCTCCAGTAAGTCCATTCAGCAATACACTACCGCCATAAGTTGCAGCAGACCAAGAACCGGTTGGAGAAAAAGGACTGAAAGCTAGAACTGCCGCCACACCATTCGGTGTTATTGTAAAATTATTTGTACTACTATCAGAAAATCTATTAGATTGGCAAGTTAATAAACTTGTATTTGTTACTGCTGTTAATGGTATTGTACTTGGTGTAAATGTTGAAGTATAAAGTGCAGTGCCGTTTATAAACCTAACATTACTAATATATCCTTGCCAGCCAAGTAACCAGCCGTGTGAAGCAGAATCATGTGATCCTATTCTTATACCCTGACTAGCGTTAGTATTGAGTGTACCGGATACAGTTGCAGTAGTCGCATCAGCCAGACCATTTACATATAATCTGATAACGTTACTTGCATCACGTGTGACCGCTACGTGTGCCCAAGTATTGGGTGCGACTTGAATTGAAGTTCCAGTTACATTATTATTAGTAGCACCTATTCCATAACTTAGTGCTAAGTATCCAGTTCCTGTCAAAAAAACAGACCATGAACAGCTAGTAGCAACGCCATTATACCAGCATTCTGCTATATATGATCCTGCTGAGATGTTAGAGCAGTATACCCAAGCCTCAATAGTAAATGCTCCTGCGGCGGCTGTAGCCGCCGATGATGCTGTCGGTAACTGAAGATAATCCGTGCTACCATTAAAATAATTGCTCCATCCGGTTTGACTAAAAGGTGAAAATGTTCCTTGTCCTGGTCCACCTGTTGGAGTTATAGAAAAATTGTTAGGTGAACTATCAACAAATACAGAATTATTTGCACCATTAACGCCCGATGTTTTTGTTAATAATGTTGTATAAGGAAAATATGGTTCACCTACTAAAACACTTATGGTAATTGTTTGTTGAGTTGCTTGGCCTTCCAAATCGGTTGCAATAATTACAGGTGTAAATACTGTTGCATTGCTATAACCAGTTGGTGTGCCTGAAATATAACCAGAACTGATTAATGACATTCCTGTTGGTAATGTGCTGCCTGCTTGTAATGTATAAGTTAAAGTGCTGTCACTGGTTGCATTTAGTGATGTATTGTATGATGAGTTGTTAAAAAAACTTAATGCTGTTGTGGACCATGTTGGTATACCAGAATAACGAATACTGGTATTGCTTATATAACCAATGTTACTTGAATTAAAAATCATCAAAGCTACGTTACTAGAACCATTTGCTGGTGCTTGAAGTATTATTTGTGTTGAACTTAAAACTGTATTTGCAACTAAAGAGTTGTTAACATAAACTAAACTGTTTGCAACAAAATTTGTACCAGTAACTAATACATTACCACCAAGTGTACTTACCGCTGTCTCACCAACCACAACATTGTTGTTGGCATCCAAATAAGAAATGCCAGTAATTGTTGGACCATTACCACCAACAACTGAACTTCCAGAACTTGTATTTGATCCTGGAACATATACAATTTGTGTAATTACTTTGTCCGCTGTTAACGCAGGACCAGAAATGGCAAAACCAGTGCCGTCAGGGTTGTTAACAACCGCAACAGCACTGGATACTGTACTTGTAGCAGTAGAACGTTGAGCACTGGTAGTTGAAAAACCTCCGGCCATTAACTTAACTCGCTTCCAAATGCACCAAAACTAACCAAACTTGAACTAGCATTTACAGATATTACATCTGTGGTTGCCAACGTCATTGCAATTTTTACAGAAATAGAGTCATTACCAGGAATTGGTGTATTGTAGTTAATATAATGTTTAGGATCAATTGCTGCACCCGCTGGTCGAACAGCGAGTTTAAAAGATGCTGTGTTTGCTGATTGATTACAAACCGTGACTGTACTGATAATTGTTTGTGTACCTGTTGGTACAGTGTACAATGTTGTCAATGTATTTGCTGCTGGGTTTGTTTGCCCTAAAACTCTATATGTTGTTGTCATTTTAAAATCCTTAGATACTCATTAACAAAAATGGAAGTAATAAATCTGTATTGGAAACAGTTGAAGCTCCTGTAGTTGTTGGCCCAAATTCAACCCATGTTGGAGTTGCACCATTTACATTTTCATACATTGTACCAGTATCACTATTCATCCATAAATCATTTGTATTGGCACTACTAGGAGCAGTGTTTTGATAGAATGTATATGTTTTACCACTTCCACCACTTGAAGTATTTGCTTGTGCGAATGCTGCATTGGCTTGAATAAATGCTGCATTGGCATACAAAGAAGCACCAGCTGCATTATTAGTAGCAGTATTTGCTTGTATATATCCTGAATTGGCATATGATCCAGCAGTTACTGCTTTAGAGTCAGCGGTATTTGCTGCAAGAAATGCTGAGTTGGCATATGAACCAGCTGAATTAGCCTGCTCATAAGCAGCATTGGCTTGTGTGAAGGCACTGTTAGCATATGAAGCACCAGAATTTGCAATGCCAAATGAAGCATTTGCTTGTATAAAAGCACCGTTTGCATACAGTGAGGCACCAGCTGCATTATTAGTTGCAGTGTTTGCCTGTGTATATGCACTGTTAGCATAAGAACCTGCTGTTACTGCTTTAGAATCTGCTGTAGCAGCATTTGTTGTGGCTGTATTTGCTTGTGTGTATGCTGAGTTGGCATAGGAACCTGCTGTTACTGCTTTTGAATCAGCAGCATTTGCTGCAAGAAATGCTGAATTTGCATATAAAGCACCAGAATTGGCAGTACCAAATGATGCATTGGCTTGTAAGAAAGCATTATTAGCATAAGAACCAGTGGTATTCTGTGACTGGTAAGCCGCATTTGCTTGTACAAAAGCACCATTTGCATACAGTGAGGCACCAGCTGCATTATTAGTTGCTGTGTTTGCTTGAGTGTATGCACTGTTAGCATAAGAACCTGCTGTTACTGCTTTAGAGTCAGCGGTATTTGCTGCAAGAAATGCTGAATTAGCGTATGTACCAGTGGTATTCTGTGATTGATAAGCCGCATTTGCTTTTGTGAAAGCACCATTGGCATAAAGAGAAGCACCATTTGCTTGTGAGTAAGCCGAATTAGCATAAAAACCAGTGGTATTTTGTGACTGGTAAGCCGCATTTGCTTGTAAAAATGCTGCATTAGCATTATCTGTTATTGATACACCATTAATATAATTAAATGAACCACTGTAGACTGCACCAGCATATACGTTACCTGCAACACCTACACCACCGCCGACAACTAAAACACCTGTGTCTATTGATGTACTTGGATTTTGTGGTATTATAACAACATTGTTGGTTGCTTGTACACGCATAATCACACTGTCATGGTCTGTACCACCAGCAACAAACATAATGTCATTTAAGGCACTATTTAATATTAAGTTACCGCCATTGGTATTTGTATTACCATAAGCAATAACATATGCATCATTTGGTCTAATAACACCATAACCGGGATAATTATAAGTGCTACTGCCAATACCAACGTCTAAGAATGTGTCGTTGGCTGAACCATTATCAGGAGTTAAAAACAAATCTGCTGATGCAAATTGACCATGATTTTGATTTTCAAAACTTATTGCAGTGTATCCATCATAGTTTGATGATAATTGAAGTACTGTTTGAGGATCAATTAAATAACCAGTTGGAAGTCCAGCATACAAAGCATTAAAGCCTGTAGTTGTATTACCAAAAAATTGACCGCTATTACCTCTGATAGTAACAGAAGTAACGTTACCAGTATATGAAATATTTCCACTAACAGATAAATTACCAGCAATAGAAACGTTGCCGGTTATTGAACCGCCCGTTGTACTGAATTTTGTATTTGAGTTATCGAAAGCACCTTGTGCTAATACTGTTGCTGTATTGGCTTGAACAGCAGCCAAGTTAGCTTTATCCCATGCTGTTTGTGCAACATCAATATTTGTAACGAGTTCCCAGCCTGTACCATTATACCTCCAGGTTTTATTCCCAAAGGTATATAATTCATTAACTGAAGGTGATGTTGGAAAACTAAATGACATGGTCTATTTATTCTTATGTTGGTGTAATCACACAATATGTATTTGCTAAATCTGTACCAAATGTTATGAATTGATATGATGCACTTGTGCCGGCAAATATTGGTATTGAATTTGCAGGTGCATTATATTTACCATTCTTATCTCTTGTTGCAGTACAATTTAATGAAGGTACACCAAGATTAACAGTACAGTCTACACCAGAATTGTTATGTGCAATCACTGTGTAGTTTCTTCCTGGTGAAATATTTTGATGTACTATTGTTGTTGTACCAGTTAAGTTGATTAATTGTAAAGAACCATTTGCATAGTCTACATATTGTGTTGTATTTGCTGAGGCATTTTTTACAGGATAGATAATACCATTATTAATTTTAATATTTGAAAAATATGAAGTATTAGTAATTGAATTATTTGATACTACATTACCTGTAAATATAACTGTCTTACCATTAAATGAAGCAATTTCAGTGAATACATTTGAACCAGTTTCAACTGTCGAAAATTCTATTCTAGTGCCTTTGCTTGTTGGTGTGTGATTTTCTGTTGCAACAATATCAATTCGACCAGTGCCTAATGTTGCAAATCCGGTACCATCGTGACCGTTACCTGAGTAACGAGCAATAACATCTCCAGCTTGAACTGCTTGTGGATTTGCAATATTACCTCTCGCAGCACGACCAGCAACCAATGCATATGCACCTGTGCCATAAGCAGAGTTTACAATACGACTTGGTAGATTGTCTCTACCTGTAACATTTAACATGTAACCAGAATTAACTGGCAAAGATTCTGCACCTGTGCTTGAACCAATAATTTTTACTGCTGCTTCTGATGATGAGAAAGTTGCATTTCTTACAGTAATAAAAGGTGCATTTAGATTGGCAGTCGTGTTAACATTTGATGCAGATAGATTAATACTGCCTGTACCTATCTGTTGAATTGTTACATCTGTACCGGCATCAACACCATACATTGTTTGTTCTGAGAAACCTAAACCACCAGTACCATTCAGTGGTGTTCCTGTTGTACCAAACTCAACCCATTGTGTGGCATTATTTGAACGAACGTTTACATATTCAATACCACTAGAACTATCAATCCAAATATCATCTACATTGATACCGGTTGGTGCAGTGTCTTGTGTGTATACGGCAGCTTTAGAATTTGCCAATGTATTGGCAGAATTAGCTTTTAAGAATGCCGCATTGGCATATAGACCAGCCGAGTTTGCTTGACCATAAGAAGCATTTGCTTGTACAAAAGCACCGTTAGCATAAGAGCTAGATGAATTTGCGGTACCAAATGCACCATTGGCTTGTATAAAGGCACCATTAGCCTGCGTGTATGCTGAATTGGCATATGTGCCGGTAGTATTCTGAGATTGATAAGCAGCATTAGCTTGTATAAAAGCACTATTGGCATACAAAGAAGCACTATTGGATTGTGAGTAAGCCGAATTTGCGTATGATGCTGCTGAATTTGCCGTACCAAATGCACCATTAGCATATGATGCAGCGGAATTAGCTTGACCAAATGCTGCGTTAGATTGTGCAAAGGAGCCATTAGCATATAACGAAGATGAATTTGCTTGATTATATGCACCATTAGCATATGAAAATGCTGAATTGGCATATACTGATGAAGAATTCGCTTGTGCATATGCAGAATTAGATTGTGCAAAAGAACCATTAGCATATGTGGCACCAGAATTTGCGGTATTAAATGCTGAATTGGCATAGATACTGGCTGAATTTGCCGAATCAAACGCAGAATTAGCGTATGAACCAGTTGTTGTTGAACCGGAACTTATTGCATTGGCTAAAATAAATACTGCATTTGCTTGTGCAAAAGCACCATTTGCATATACTGATGAAGAATTCGCTTGTACAAAAGCACCATTGGCATATATTGCAGATGAGTTAGCAGCACCAAATGAAGCATTTGCTTGTACAAAAGAACTGTTAGCATAAGAACCAGCCGAATTGGCAGTATCATATGATGAATTCGCTTGTATAAAAGATGCATTAGCAACATATCTTGCAACGTTATCTACAGCAACATTCGTCCATGCAGTATTTTGAAGTGAACCATCAGGAAATCTTATTGATCCATCAGCATGTAAGTCCCATTCATAACCATTAACTTTAAATTGAATTTCATAATCGACTGTTTCAAGTTTAATCGTATCACCCATATACAAAGTATTGCGTGAATATGGACCACCTTGAATTGTGTTATCAATTTCAATATTTTTAGTTTTTAATAATCCTGATGGTTGTAATGCAACTTCATAACCATTATTGTATAATCTGGTTGGTTCTGTATTTGCTTTTATGAAAGCAGCATTGGCTTGAATGAAAGCACCATTAGCATATAATGATGCTGAATTGGCCACATATGAAGGTGTATTGGCTTGTATAAATGCCGCATTTGCCTGATTGAATGCTACATTGGCCTGAGAATAAGATATATTTGCTGCATTAAAAATTGGCAAACCATCAAACGTAATTGTTTTAACTGGATCAGGAGTTGGATGTGTAGTAATTACAATACCATTTGCTGTTGCAAATTTAATTGTATCTTCACCGTGGGCAACTAAGTCTGTTTGTCCATCAACTTGCCATGTTTTAAAACTACTTGCCAAAGATACTTTGACATTACCTGCACCCAAATCAGCAAGTTTAAAACCAGTAAATGAATCAAAATTGATTTGAGTTACATCAGATATTACATTACTGATAGCATCAAATTCATCGGCCAAACCAACTTTTAATAATGGTGAACCGGTATTGGCCTTTTCAAAGGCAGCATTTGCTTGACTAAAAGCACTGTTAGCATATAGAGCTGCTGAGTTAGCAGTATCTCTTGCCACATTGTCTTGTGGCGACATTGTATTTGCATAAGTGAATGCTGCATTGGCTTGTATAAATGCCGAATTAGCAATGTCTCTTGCAGTACTATCTACTGTACCACCAGAAATTGTATTTGCCAAATTATAAGCAGCATTAGCTTGTGCAAATGCTGCATTGGCATAAGAGCCTGCAACACTATTAGAACCAATTGTAATTGTTTTTGATATTGTGTTTGCCAATATCGTAATATCATTACTTGAAGTTAATGATAATGTATCTGTTGGTGTTGCTGCTAACACCAAAGAATTGTTTACATTCATTGTAGCAAAAGAATCTTGGTTGGTGATATATTTTATATCATCAATGCTACTTTTATAATACAGTTTACCATCGGCATAGTTGATGGCAACTTCACCGTGTTGTAAATCTACCGGTGTGTTTCCTGTTATGCCTGATTTTTTTAACTGTATTGAAGTATTTGACATTTACTTAAAAAGTTCCACCATCTCTAGTTGCATCTACAGTTACTAAACTTTCTTCTAATGTATTAGTTTCTGGTTTAGAACTGACTTTCTTTCGTTTGGTCGGAGTTGATTGTAAAGTCAATATCTGTTGATTCAATTCTTCAATAGTACCATCTTTTTCAGTAACCACTTTTTGAAGTTCAATTAATTGATTTCTAAAAGTGTCCATATGTGTCAATTGTTGTTTCACTTTTTCATATTCCGAACGAACCTGATTTGATTTATTTATCTCACTTTGTAGGTTCGTTATATTATTTTGTAAATCAACAATTTTTTTATTCAAATTATCGGTTTCATTATTTTTAGATGATTGTAACTGTTGGACCTGTTCAGCATTTCGTCTTTTTAAATTTTCTATTTCATTATTTTTAATTGACTGAACATCACTGAGTTGTTTTTTCAAAGATTCTATTTCGGCATTTTTTGAAACTTCTTTTTCTGATAGAGATTTTTCTTTATCAATTTTTAAAGTTTCATTTTCAGCCAATACAGTTTGATATCCTTTTGTGACCTCTTCAAATATTTCACCGTTAACCTTTTCTTTGGCTCTCAGTGAAATATTTTGAAGAACTTGGTCCTGTAAAGTGGATGTTAATAATTCAACATAATAACCAGAATATTTTTCTTGACTCATTTCAAACTCCTATAATTAAAATAATATATATCAACTCATATTAGAACGATCCACCATCCAATGCGTATGAATAACGAACTTCTTTTGTATTTGAATTGTAGAACATCAAACCATCATATGTTGCATCCTGTGTTGCTGTATAAGCAATCGGATTAACAAAGAAACCTGATGTGGAACCATCTAGTTCATAACCTGAAGCATTCAAAACAATAGAATTTGGTGCTTGACTATTTTGACCGGCATATTCACCAATTGCGATAGAGTTAGTGCCTTGTTGGTAGTTACCAGCATAACGGCCGATAGCAACAGCTTTAGTGTTCTGTTCATATGCACCAGCAAATCTACCAATTGCAACAGCAGCTTGGCCTTGAGAAGTTTGACCGGCAGAAGCACCAATCGCAACAGCAACAGAACTTTGGTTGTATTGACCGGCATGGTGACCTAGAGAAGTCGCTGCCCAACCTTGTGAAGTGTTACCTGCTTGGTCACCAATCGCAACAGCATATTGACTTTGATTACCACCACCAGCAGAATCACCAATAGCAACTGCATGAGAACCTTGATAGTCTACACCAGCACCCCAACCCATCGCAACAGAGTAACTACCTTGATTATTTCTACCTGCTCTACGACCAACGGCAACTGAATCCCATCCTTGTGATGTTTGACCTGCCCAACGGCCGACTGCAACACCACTGAATGATTGATTGTTTTCACCAGCACCATTACCAATTGCAATGGCAGAAATATCTTGTTGATAATTACCCGCACTTGTACCAATTGCAACTGCATCCATTGCTTGTGATGTTTGTGCTGCATTATAACCAATTGCAACACGACCAGGATTTGAATTGGTAAAATCTACATTTTGTCCAAGAATAACACTGTTTGCTGAACATGCAAGTTCTGTACCTAAATCGGAATATAAAGCACCTGTATCAGCAGAAACTGTCCATGTATGTGAACCATTAGCAAGATGTGATGAATTTAAATCAGCGTAAGCACCATAAGTAATTTCTTTTGTTACTGTGTTATAGAATACAAGATTACCTGTTTCGTTGAAATTCAATGAATCTACAAATAGACCTGATTCGCCATCAGAAATTACTGTACCATTGGCAAGTGTAA